GCATCTATATCTGATGTGGAGCCAATAGTTTTACCATCACCAATAATAATATCATCAGTAAACGTGGCAATACCTGTCACAGCAAGAGTAGATGCCATATCAACAGCACCGTCTATATCTACTACGTCTAGGTTAGTAGTACCATCTACATCTAAGTCACCATTAAAGTCTACATTGCCAGCTACTGCAAGAGTAGTAGCCATATCAACAGCACCATCAATATCTACAATGTCAAGGTTAGCAGTACCGTTTACATCTAAATCCGTACCAACAAATAACTTTGCAGCAACACCTAGACCGCCGCCAACGGTAAGTGCGCCACTAGTAGAGTTAGTTGATGCAGTTGTTGCCGACACATTAACCACACCACCAGCAGAAATAGATATAGCATCTACGTCACTCGCAGAACCAATAGTCTTACCGTCACCAATAATAATATCATCAGTAAATGTAGCAATACCAGTAACACCTAAAGTACCTGCAATAGTAGCGTTTACATCTACGTCTAGTGTATCAATATGTGCAGTGCCATCTAAGTATAGATCACGCCATTCTTGTCCAGCACTACCAAGGTCATATGTATCATCGTCATCAGGTATAATGCTGGAGTCTACATCTGCACCAAACACAACGTTATCACTAGCAGCATCACCTAAAGTAATAGTACCACCATTAAACGTAGTAGTACCCGTTACTGTAACATTACCGCCTACTGTTAAGTTACCATCAATGTTAGCATTTTCATCTACATCTAACGAGTCAATATGTGCTGTGCCATCTAGGTACAAATCTTTAAACTCTAGCGTAGAAGTACCAAGGTCTAATGTATTGTCTGTCTTTGGGGATACAATAGAAGCACTAACAACAAAGTCTTGCGCTGGCCCAAGGACAGTAACAGGTCCACCCTCAGCAGCAGTGCCATCGTGTGAGTGGCCCCCTGTACCTAGTGCTGTTACAATTGCGTCAAACTCTCCATCAAGGTCTGCCGCATTAATAACATTACCATCAGCAATGTTGTTTGTAGTGTCATTTCTTGTGTAACCAGTACCCATAATATTACCTTCTTGATTTTGTAGCGTATTCTAACATAGCTGTGTCCAAACTAAAAGGGGGATCTTGACTTGTACTTTTAAATTGAATAGCTGTTGTAAAACCCGTACCTACTGTCTGTGTGCTAAAGATGTTTTGTACTTTACCGCCAAAGACGGAGCCGCTTGACGTTACTCTTACATTGCTTATTGTAGAAGTTAAAGCTGCGCTTAATGTAATTGTTGTTCCTGTAATTGCTGTTTCAGGAGAATTGCCACCCGTAACAGTAGTAGCCGCTGGAATGCCTGTTCCAACTATAGTGTCACCTAAAACTATATTTGTATTAGATGCTACTGTTATAGATGTTGCACCACTAGAACCTGATGCTGTCGTAGCAAAGGTAGCAAAGTTGTTGTCACCATAAAAAGAAATAGCAGCCGTAGCATTAGTAAAACCTATAGATGCAGGTTGTACAGAGTTTAGTTCGTCATAGTCAAACTTTAAGTTAAATGTAAAATTAACTGAACCAACAGGATCAGTATACAGATATACTTTATAGACTGTCTTTCTTGTTCTTGGATCATTTAAGGGCAAGTATGGTGAAAGGTATTCTGCTTCAATGTCAACGTTATCAAAACTATTACCGTCTTCCATTTTAAATAGATGACCCGTATCACTAGAGAAAACAATTACCTCAGAAGAGTCAACAACTTTACTTGAAGCAGCAAAGACTTCCATACCTCGTATCTCAGACCAAGCCATGTCTTCGCCACCTTGAGGGGCAAACTGTGTACCTATAATACCTTTAGACGCAGCACCAATAACATTAGGATTAAAAGCAAACACTCTGTACTGAGACTTAGACCTTACAACTACACTGGAGAACAAACTAGCAGAAGCAATAAACTTAGTCATAACATCCTGAATAGTTTTAGATACTACACCAAGTCCAAAGTCACCTATTCGGTCAGTAGCAGATAAAAGTCTTAGACCATCCTCAGTCAAGAACATAATGTCTCCACCAATTTCCTGTATGGTATCACCGTCAATACAACCAATGTCAAGAGTAATAGGTACTAATGCAAAGTTACTTAAGGTCGTTCCAGTTAATTTAAAAATAGACTTCTCTGTAAAGATTATAAGTTGTTCTCTAAATACTGCTAGTCCTGTTATTTTATCTCCAATACGTATACTTCCAGCACCATCTCCTGCTTCAAAGTTTGTGTCTAATGAAGGTGCAGTAAAAGTCAACAAGTCTAAGTTACCAAAAAATAGATGCTTCTTAAAGGCTATTACATGTGTTGCACTAATAACGTCTGTGGGTGCGCTTACTAAAGCTGTAAATGTACTACCATCATATAGTGCAGGTGCATTAACCCCATCAACAATAGCAACTTTCTTTGTGCCATTAAAGTTATACTCAACAAAACGTGTGCGACCCGCACTCTCTCTACTTAAACTAATAAAAGTAACTACAGCATTGTCTGCAGGAGAGGAAGCTAGATTAGGATTTATTGCTAAAGTAGAGCCACCTGATGATACAGTAGCACTGGTAGTAACTGTGTATACTTTATCTACTCCAGCTATTGTAAATACATCGCCTACTTTTGGTGCTGATGTAAGAGCATCTACCGCTAGTGTTGCACCCGATTGACTAGCACCGTTTACTAATACTGTACCATAGGCAGGTATATTAATCTTAGTAAAACCTGCGCCTGTTGTTTTAAACAAGTCAGCGTTTAGTGCTACTATTACACTGTCATTAAAGACTTCTACACCTAATGTTCTATATGTACCTTCATAAGTAATAAAAGTAACAGCAGTGCCATTAGCAGGACTAGCAGCTAAAGAAGAAGTCAATGCTAAAGTTGTTCTATTGTTAGTACCATCAAATGCAGGGCTATTAACTGTGTAAACAGTAGTATCACCTGCTATAGTAAATGTATCTCCAGCAGTAGGGGTAGTATGGGTGCCAGCAATAATAAGAGTTGTACCAGACTGACTAGCACCAAAGACCACAGGTGCGCCATACGGAGGTATAACATTAGGGTCAAACTTAGAGAACCCTAGTATTCTTTTGTAGCCACCTGAAATAGAAGGCTCAAAGTTCTTTAAAGTAATTGCAGAACCCGGCATGTTAATACCTTGCTGCAGAGGGCTTAGGTTTGTAATTAAACCCCCTTTAAATTCTACAGGAAATGATTCTCTATTTGTAGGCATGTATTAACTAATTCTACTGTGAGTCATAGAAGAAGATGCAGACTTATTAATTACAGTAGAACTAACATAATCATATCTATTGATGTAAAGAGTACGCATATTTTTAATGCCTTCTTCAAAGTTTGTTTTCATGACCATAGCTTCTTGTGTTTCGCCTCTAAACATGTATGCTGTGTACATAGCACCTTCTACAATAATTGTTCTAAACTGTTCAGGTAAACTAGGTACATCTGTTACAGCAGTCAAATCTACAGGAAGAGTAAAGAAATCAAAAACTATTGTATAGGCTTTATTAGGAAAAGGATACAGTATGTAATTATTATCTGGGGTACGAACAATATGTCTAGGTACACCACCATTATCAAACTGTGTTACAGTTACATCGTCAGCAATAATTGCTGCAGTTGTACTGTTAGCTCCCCTAGTGCAACCTGTAAAGTCATTACCTAGTATGCCAGTATACGTAATCTGTTCCTCACCTATGAATAATGTTCCTGTTGCACTAAATCCTGTTGTTGATGTAACTGAGATTGTTGTTACTGATGCAGATAAACCAGATGTAGCATTAATAGTTGTAGATTCTATTTCATCTTCTTGGTTAGCGTAGTCTCTAGCTATGTATTCATAATAAGGCATAGTAGCTAGGTTACTGCCTATAGCACCAAGAGTTTCACTCTTTTTAATTCTTGCAGTTTTATAATCTATGTGTTTAGTATTTGTAGGTATAGTATACTTAGCTACACCGGGAGTTACTGTACTAATATTAATAGCACTATTAAAAGGATATGAAAATTCATACTGATTAATCTGTCTTATAGCAACATTAATTGCATCCTTAACCATAGCATATTCACCAATAGAAGAAGCAAAGTTACTAGAAGTAAGCTCTACTTCATTAAGACGTTTGTTTACGTCATTCACTAAACTTAAATAATCGTATGCCATTATGTTTCCTCAAGATGCACTAAAGGGGCCAGCATATAGCCAGCCCCAAAAGTATATAGTATATTACAGCAGATCACGTT